TAGTTCGGAGATCACTACCAACTGATGGCTTGCGCTTGACCATATTATAAAGTCAGGTTAAACATAAACTAAAAAGTTCACGCACTAAAGTAAGATGAACTTTCAGATCAAGAAGTTTAACATGGATATGCTGAAAGATAGATGCGAGGTTGATTCTCGAAAATCCCCAATGATTGTCTTAATTGGAAAGAAGGATACTGGAAAGTCATTCTTAGTTCGCGATATTCTATTCCATACTCAGCATGAGTTTCCAATTGGAACTGTTATTTCTGCAACTGAGGTTGCCAATGAGTTTTTCCAGCATATGGTTCCTTCAAAACTTATTCATGATAAGTACCAGCCTTCAATTGTAACAAATGTGATTAAGCGTCAACTAGCTGTTAAAACTGCTCGCAATGAAGATAAGAAAAGGTCTGGAGGCAATTCTTCCACTGACCCCCGAGCTTTTTTAATTCTGGATGATTGTCTTTTTGATGGATCATGGATCAAGGAAGAGTCTACGCGCTACATTTTCATGAACGGTCGTCACATTGATGTCATGACGATTATTACTATGCAGTATCCTTTGGGTATATCTCCCAATCTGCGCACGAATGTAGATTTTATCTTTATTCTTCGCGAGAACATTCTAGGTAATCGTCGTCGTATCTACGAGAATTATGCCGGTATGTTTCCTACATTTGAAATGTTCTGTCAGTTTATGGACCAGTGCACTGAAAATTTCGAGTGCCTAGTGATCTGCAACGGTGTCCAGTCGAACAAACTTGAAGATCAGGTTTTCTGGTATAAGGCGAGTGATCACCCTCCTTTCCGTTTATGCGATGATTCGCTGTGGCATGATAATAAGCCATTTTCTAGTTCTATGTTAGCACAGGATGAGTATTCTGCTGACAATATGCGCAAGAAGACAAAGGATCCTTGGGTTCGTGTCAGCCAGGAAGGAAAGGATAAGCGTTAATGCTTGCGCTTATGAGTACGACCACCGATGCGCTGGCGGAGGCGGCGCATTTCTTGACCGCAGTTACTGATAATTTCCTCCAGCTCTTTAACTTTCTTCTGGCAACTTTCTAGCGGATCATCGCCACCGCGCTTCTTGCCCTTTGATTTACGAGTGCGACGACGACCACCCATTGATAGATTACCTAATAAGGATTCAAGTTCATCGACACTACTAGACATGCTAGCTCGTGACATCATTTCTGATAGTTCATCAACTTCAACCTGACTCTTCGCCTTAGCTTGACGAGCCTGAATTTTGGCCGCGACCTTAGCTTTATATGCCGCAAGATTCGCAGCCATCTGTTCAGGCGACATATTTCTAGTACCAACGGGCATTCCTTATTTATAGGTCGCGAATTCCTCCCTCGGCTGGGTGGACTGGGGGAGCCTCGAGTGCCTTCTTCAGCTCCTGAGTATCAGCTAGACCAGCATCCTCACGCGCCTTCTTTGCACGAGCAATATTCTCCTCCTTCTGCTTACGGATCTTCTCAGACTTCTCCTCCTCGAAGAAGATCTCGCGATTGACCTCGTTCTCCTTGTACTTGCGCATGAGCTCGTTGAGTTCCTTCTCGGCATACTCAACCTCGGGCATCATGTGCTCGGAAGGATCCCATGGTAGCCACGCACCAACCTTGCCAATGTAAAGATTGTCATTGGGGTAACGGCGCTGGAGAACCTTCGCGTAAGTCTGGCACTCCTCTAGATTGGCAAAAACACGACGAACCTTGACTCCACGAACATTTGTGCGGAAACCAACCTTCTCGGTAAACTGCTCCTCGAGATCCTTCTCGTTCTTTAGAAGGAAAATCTGATACTGCTCATGGATATCCGTCTTACGAATGTCATCATTGTGAATCTTTCGGAACTCCTCAAGATCCTTAAAGAGATCATCGATCTTGAGTGAATACTTCTTCGAAAGGAATGCAATGTAGTTCTCCATTCCCTTGACCTTCCAGTCATACTCTAGCCACTCCACGAACTTCTCGTTCATGAATTCGGCCTTCTGCTTAATCACCTTTTCGGGTGAAATAAAAGATACAATTCCATAACGCTGGGTGGGAATCTCGGGGTCCTCCTCGAGGTAGTCAATTACTGATCCGTCATCTTCCTTGATTGGTAGCGTCTCGCGAGGCATTTGTTTATTAATGGATGGGTATGTGAAAGTCGGAACTCTAACGAACCGTTACTCTAACGAACCTTGGTGCTGGGCTTACACTGCCCAATCCCCAAAGTTTGCTGCATCATGATGGGGGCAGGGCATCCTTTACAGGGACAGGACTCATGATCAAATCCCAAAATGTGTCCGATCTCGTGAGATACCATATACTGACGGTAATTATCTAGTGAAAGCTTGCTTTTTGATGCGCCATGAAACCATCGTTCCGCATTCAAAAACATGTTCTTTCCTCCTAGTTCAGCACAGGATAATCCTTTAGGCAGACCACACTTCTTCTCGATAGTTTCTGGAGATGAAAGACGAATTGAAACATCTGCGTGACTAGAAACTGGCATGAAAAAGTATCCTTTCCTAGACCAACCATCGGGATCGTTCAAGTATGCTGTAACGAAAAACTCAATTTGAGCGGGGTTGCGAATGGAGTATTTACGAATAACATCCTCGTCGGGCGTAACCACAACCTTGATGGTCTTCATTAAGTTCTTATGGGTTTTTTCTCTAAACAAGACTATAAAAATGCCCGAACAGAAGCCAGCCGCTGCCCCAGGAGTCGATGTTGGCGATCTAGTTTCGCGCGCCGTAAAGTATGCCCTAGAGGGTCTAGCCGTAGCGATTGCGGCTTACCTCCTACCAGGCAAGGGCCTCAAGCTCTCCGAGATCGGCATGATTGCCCTCGTTGCGCTCGCCACCTTTGCCATTCTTGATATCTATGCCCCAAGCGTAGGTGCCTCAGCGCGCACGGGTGCCGGCTTCGGTATTGGCGCCCACCTCGTAGGCTTCCCTTAAACTAGAATTGATCTTCAAAGGTATTCATAATTGTGGTCATCTGATCATTTGTGAATCCAACGCATGACAATTGACTCATTCGCATCATCAATATTAACCTCAACTTGAAGAGTGTGCCCCTGCTCATTCTTGAAGTTGATAATATGCCATCCGTTTACCATCTCGACATACTCCTCCTGAACTGGAAAGTGATTTTCTGTAATCTTCATAACAGCATCGGAAAGTGCATTGAAAATATTCTTGAACATTTTGGTGGTTGAAATACAGTTTAGTAGGTTAAATCAATCCATTTTCAGGTATAAACCTATTATAAATAATGAAAAATCTTATCTATATATCTGTGTTTTGTCAGCAGAGTTATATAAAGCTTTTAGATTTGTTGCTCGTATCTTTATCTGCTTTTGGAAAGTTTGATCCAGACACTACAGATATACTGATTCTCACAAGTCCTTCATTTACTGAAGATATTAAAAAGGTATCTGGTCAATTTCCAATTAAGTTTTTTTATCTAGATATTAACGGCATATTCGAAGCAGCATGTTCACGACTTCACATATTTAAGTATCCACAACTATCAAATTATGATAAAATACTATACATAGATACAGATATTATTGTTGCAAACCCAATAAATAATATACTTGATCTTGAGATTGATGATGATAAAATTTATTGCACAGAGGAAGGAACTATATATCAGGAATATTACGGTGGAAAGTTTTATGCAAATAGGACTCTTGATGAAAATACAGGTGCATTTAGTTCGGGAATCATTTTCTTCAAAAATAGTGAAATTATAAAAGCACTATTTTCTGATATTTTGAATCATATTTATGAAGATACTGTAGTAAATCGTAATCCACCTGCCTGCTGTTTAGATCAGTCTTATATTGTTTACAATTCAGTAATCCAAAATAAGTATAACAATCAACTATTAATACCATATTTTGGAGGAAACCCGCGTATATCATATGTAAAACCCCCAAAGCTTGTTTATCGTGTACCTGCTTCAACTCCAGAAGATCCAATCTACAGACCCGTTCCAAGCGATAATCTATTTTCTCCAAAAATAAATCCGAAAGAGGGTGCGGTTCTTTACCACTTCCTAGGAAGTTTGGGAAATGCTCATGCTAAATTTGAAAGGATGGTTGCATTCCTGAATGCATTGGGTCCAGAATGAAGTTTTCAACTACCAAATGAAATAGTATAATGTACCGAAAGGCAAGAATTCCGAAAGCTTTAAGAGAACAGGTTTGGATTTCCAAATTTGGAAAGAAGTTCGAATCTAAATGTTTTACTCCGTGGTGTCAAAATACGATTACCGTATTTGATTTCCAGTGTGGGCACGATATTCCTGAATCCAAAGGTGGACGAACAGATATTTCAAATTTGTATCCTATTTGCTCACGATGTAATATGTCCATGAGCAATGTTTATACTTTGGAACAGTGGTGTCGCAAAGGTAATCCCGGAGTTGAGCTTGTTACTTTAAAACGGACTTACTGCTTGCCAGCATTATGTTACCCAAGATGGACATCCGCTACAAAGGTAAGTGGTACGCAGTCAGTCCCAAGCCATACGAACCCGAACGCCAAACCTATCAAATAGCGTGGATGTTAGCTAAGAATCCAGATATGTCTCCACAAGAAGCATATCGCAAATTCTTTGAGATCCAGCGTCATGAAGCGAAAGTTTTATATCCGTCGTTTCGTAAAGATGTCAGTCCTAACTGATGTGCTTGTGTATGCTGGAATCGCACTTCTGTTAGTAACTATATCAATCGTAGGTTACTATTTGGTAACACAAACATGGCCAGGGTCTCGTCTAATAATATCAACTCCTCCAGTTGCTCATTCTG